TATTACACTTGCATATTTGTCTAATTACAGTTACTAACGAATTAAATGTAAGCGGTTTATCCAAGTACTTATATTTTGACGTATAATAATATTTCCTGCATTCACCTAAAAAATCATATACCGTATCTTTTAATAAAGCTTTTTTATACGCGCATTTGTCAAACAAATAATAATTGTTGTATTTTACGCATGTATTCTCTAAAAAATCAAACAACAATTTATTTGGTACATTATCTTTAAATATTTGGCTTTTCATTAGTATAATATATTACTAAAATAATATATAATTCTTTGGTAGTAGGTTCTTTGATATTAGGTTCTTTGATAGTAGGTTCTTTGATATGTCATTTACACATTTTTTACCTCTTTTACAATTTTACATAAGTTATTAGTAAATAATGCTAGTTCTATGTTGTCTTCGTGAATGGTATAAAACATTTTTATATATTTGCAGATGTATGGAATAAATGCATATTTCTGTTCTTCACTTAATACATCAGTTGTTTTTACAAACGAATAATATGAATCTAGTATATCAATTACCGAGTATCCTTTCTCGCAAATGCTATATATAATATTCAACGCACCACTCAAATCATTATTGAGAACACAAGTAGTGTAGTCTGTCAAAATAGTGTAACTAATATCAAAGCATAATTGCATTACTACTTCCAACGTTATTTTCTTGTTATACAGCTTGAATTTTTCAATATTAACTATAATGTTTTTCAAATTATTATTGGATATATTGATGATAAATTCTTGCACATCGTCTTCGATATCAATACTTTCATTTGTTTTTATTTTGTTGATTATGTTGTGGTAGATTTGTTTTGTTAAAGGTGACATCTGAATTATCGTCAATCTTGATTGCAGGTTTTCGATTACTTTATGAATATTACTACATGAACATATAAAATGAACGTTGTTTTTATATTTGTCTATACAGTTGCGAAATACCTGTTGACTTTGTTCATTTATGAAGTCGATATCGTCTATTACTATTATTTTCTTCTTATTTTTAATCATGCTACATGTTTGACAAAATGTTTTTACTTCGTTTCTATAGTAATTTATACCTTGTTCTTTAATGGTATTGATAAACATAATGTTTTTTTTATAAACTGCAGGTTCAATATCTTTATAATACTCTTTTATGATGGTTTTTAAAAGACAACTTTTGCCAGTCGAAACACCGCCTTTTAGTAATAGGTTTAAGTGTTCAATCTGTATAAATGATTTTATAGTGTCCAACACTTCAGTTTCTTGATAATCGTTAAAATATTTTGGGTAATATTTATCATAAATTAACATAGTATTTTCTACCTGTGTCATATAATATTTATTAGTTAAATATTGTTTAAGTATATCTTTGCAAATATATTATGAATAAAGATTACTATGAAATTCTCGGAGTGGACCGTAATTCAACCGCACAGGATATCAAAAAAGCTTACAGGCGATTGTCTATGAAATGGCATCCTGATAAAAATTTAGTTGACAAATCGACAGCAGAAGAAAAATTCAAAAGTATCTCAGAAGCTTATGAAACTTTAGGAGACGAAGCAAAACGTAGAGAATACGATATGCTTAGGAATAATCCTTTTTGTAACATGTCAGGTGATAGGATGGGTAGAGAAATAAATATTGACGAGTTATTTGGCTCTTTGTTTGGAGGAGGTCTGGGCTCGTTTATGGGGACACCTTTTGGTATGAGTATGGGACCTGGAATGGGACCTGGAATGGGACCTGGAATGGGACCAGGAATGGGACCAGGAATGAGACCTGGAATGGGACCTGGAATGGGACCTGGAGAAAATGTTTCCGCTAATGGTAGAGCACCACATATACGCGTGTTTCACGGTAATCTAGGGGGGGGTAATAAACACAATATTTTCGAGCAAGCCATTTCTAAACCCACACCTATTATAAAAAACGTCGAGGTTGATATTGAAAGTATTTTAGAAGGATGTACAAAACCAGTAGAAATAGAAAGATGGACGATTGAACAAGGTGTAAAAGTATTCGAAAAAGAAACAGTATATGTAGAAATACCATGTGGTGTAGACGATAATGAAATGATAATTTTACGCGAAAAAGGAAATGTCTTGAATAATCATGCTATTGGCGACGTTAAAATATTTGTAAAGGTTGTGAATAACACTATGTTCACACGTATGGGTCTAGATATTGTTATTGAAAAAAATATTACTCTCAAGCAAGCCCTATGTGGTTTTTCATTCGAGTTGAACCATCTGAATGGTAAATCGTATACCTTAAATAACAATACAGGAAATATCATAACGCCTGGATACAAAAAGATGATATCAAAAATGGGTCTAAAAAGAGATAATCATGTTGGAAATCTGGTTATACAGTTCAACGTAGAATTCCCACAAAAACTCGAAGCAGATGTTATTAAAAAGCTATCTGAGGTACTGTAAACAGGTGTTTTATGATATCCAACGCTTTCTACTTGGTTTGTCTAATTTAGAAAGCATACTAATAAGGTTATAAGACATGTCATTATTATTACGTAGAGAATCAAGTGTATTTTTACAATAACTATATTTTTCCTTTTTCATTTCTAGTTTAATTTTTTGTTCGAATACAGAAGGGTGTTCATGAATTGTACAAACATTACTATTTACGAAACGCAGTATCATCGAATCCATAGTATAATAATATTTGTACTCATCTAATATCATATAGTTACAATTATTTTCATAATCACGCATAAAGTTTTGATGTGTCCTTAAATAAAGTACGTTTTCCGAATAACAAATATATTGCCTGTAATCCGAAACGTATAAATCAAATAGGTCGAACTGAATGAAGTCGTTGAAATATCTTGAAAATAAATGTAAAAATTTCCAATTGTACTCATATTTACATGTAAGCATACACACAGATATTATATTTTGTTCTTTTTTTTGCTTTATTACGTCGAATATGTTTAGCAAATTATTGAGTAGTAATTCAGGATACAACTCGAGAATATTATTGAATAGTTCTTGATTGATACTAAATTGTAATCCAAAATATTTACAAAGCGCATTCATGAATATCAACAGATTGTCTATGAAGCAAATTGTTTCTATTGTAATTACAACAAGCATTACAATAGAAAAATATCCTTTTTTTCACCAAATTTATTACTCATATAAAGGAATAATTTTGTCATGGTTATATATATAATGGCAGGACGTCCTAAGATAGTTAGATGTATTCAATCGCATATTAACGCAGTAGATAATACTACCTTTGCAGGTAACATGAAAACTGGGTTACCACCTAGAGTTGGTGTTACACACAATCACCATGACTTTTATATGGCACGATGTAATCAGGACCCAAATGCAGTAAAGAAAAGTTACAATAATATGGTTTTTCTAAACGTAAATCCCTCACAAACGGCTACACCTGCTGGATTCACCCCAACCGCCAATTTTAATTATACTTATACACGTCCAGGCGTATATTATTACGACGCTAATCTAAAATACAAAAAACACTATTACAGGCCATATAACCCGCCATCTAAACTTACCACACCAAATGACCCTAGACCAGTAGTGTATAGTAGAGCTTTGAGAAAATTATATTAAGATAATTGTTGAGGTAACACCCCAAACATACTAACAGTTGCTGATGGATTAAATTTTCTAACAACTGGTGCATGTGGTGGGCGTTGTATGAAAAACCCATTAGGATTACTAGTATAATTAGCATACCTTCCTAAATGTTTATAAAACGCTCCGCAACTTCTCATATCATTATTACAATTAGTAGCCAGCCTAATTTTAGCACGTCTTACAGAAGTACTGTGTGCCCCTACTCCATTACCACCTGGTTGATATTTATTAAATACGTCTTGGCTTGTATTACAAGTTAGATTACCACCTGGTGCAAATTGTGTTATTTTTCTTACGCCAGACCTACCATTTTTCTTGTATAAAAATCCTGGAAAGTTTGTGGTACTTCCATACCAAAATTGACCTCCATTATTAGGCATTATATAATATAATACATACAGATATTATATTATGTTTTTGTAAAATAGTAATAGTAATGTTATTACATTATTTCGCGAGTAGGAATTTTATTTGATGCTAAATAAATTGAATTTTCAGTTACAATAATGTATTCTTCTCCTGACTGGTAAAATTTCTTGATGGTACTTGTATATTCGTCCTCACTTTTTACAAGAAGCTTTTCTTTGGGATCCTCCTTCTTTACACCAATCAAAACAGTTCCATCTAATGAACCTGTCCAGTAATCCATCATAATAGGTTTATCCTCTGTTACACTAATCCTTGCGGCATGTTGTAAAGTAACATCGGTAGGTAACGCAAATTTAGGTTTATTTGCAGATGTCATTTTATATAATGTACTTTTAAATATCTTTAAATAGTTATTTAGGGTAAATATTTAAAAAAAAATATAATAGAAATTTAATGAAAGAAATGTTTATAAAAAAAAACGATTTTTTGTTATCAAACAAGGACAATTATAAAATTAGTATTAACGGAACATCATATGAGATAATCCACAAATATCTGCTTATTATTGTAGAATACTTGTTGTATTTGATTGATTATAAAAGTAATTTAGGTTCTTCTAATTTGACAGAATACTTGACGAATCGTGGTATAGAGACCATCACAACTGTTTTTTTACATTTGTTACATTATACTAAAAACCCAGAATTAGCTTATTATCACAGCGAAAAATCGTTTTATTTTTACGTTGAGTTCATTTCGCAAGTATCGCAAGAAGATAAATCATTTTTACAGTTGTCGTCACGTGATGCATGCAATTATGTGTTCAAAAAAACAGTATACAATATAAATAATAGGTATGTCCATAATACTAATATGAATATGAATACATCAGAACCAAACCAGGATGCGAAACAGGACGCCAATACAGAAGAAAAACAAGACGCCAATACAGACGCCAATATAGAAGAAAAACAAGACGCCAACTCAGACATAATCGCCGAACCAAAAAAACAAACCAATACATCAAACGATACAACAACCGATTATACACAATCACCTGATAAACAACTTGATGACCCAATATTATATGATACACAATCTGTAGAATCATACATTAATGACCATGACAGTAAAATTAAATTTATAAATAAAAATGTGTATTTGTATAAAAGCATTTTTTATAAAATTACTTCTATTAATATACAGACAAAGAGTGACTTTAATATTATCATAAATCAGTTTTACAAGTTAATAGACCTGTTAAATAATAATGACTATACTGTAGATGAATTAACATATGTAGGTAATATTATTCACAATATTTCTAGCAATTTGAATGGTAATTTATTTTTCCAAACTTGTATTGATTTGTTCAAACGACTACAAAAGAACAGTATGTCACTTCAATTAGTAGAAAAAAATATAATGAGTATTGATATTGATGTATATAATGATTTCAACGAAACCAAAATACACAATTTAATACTTCAACTTACCAAATAATTTTTATTATCTCTATACTATCAAACTTTTTTACAATATTACAATACATTTACTATAATTTTTTTTCTTATTTTTTTCTTTTTGGCATGTACATTTCGTAATTTGTCATCAGATGTGTTTGGATAAATCATCTGATGTATATTATTATATTCGTTGTGCAATATATTTTTAACAAAATCATAAATAAACGAAAGCACAGATTCATTACATTTCCCAACGATAAGAACGCTACCTGTTCTAAATATCATAAACGAAACGTTGGTAATATTTGTGTAAATGTCAATATTACTTTTTGATATCTGTTGTCCAGTTTGTTCTTTGATGTCATGATTGAAATAAAATTTACACTGAATACCTGGATACGAACAAGGGTCATATATGCTTTGTATTTTGTATTTATCAGTTAGTATCGTATACAGTTTCTCTCTGTCTATGTAAAATCCACAGTTGAAATTAGAGTTAATTAACACAGTTTCAATAGTATTCTCTTTATAATTAAGTGGAGGTAATCCATCTTCTATTTTCACATGAAGTCTTAGAGTATCCAGCGTAATACCCAATAACAGTTCAAATGAGTCGTTATCTTGTACTCCAGGTATTTCTAGTTTACCTGTGTTAAATACCTTTACATGATATTCATAAAACTTGCTGATTACTTTTAATCTTATTATAAGAACAAAACAATTATAAAATGCACTCTTTTTCTTGGAACGATAGCTTAGTATATCTTTTTTCGATATCCCAATACTAATTTTTCGTGTATCTTTAAACGTAATACGACCATCTGGGTTGTCAATATGAGATATAATATGCTGTTCATAATATTTGATATCATCTAGTTTTGTTTGGATTAAATCATAAACCTCACGACTTGTTGTATTAATTTTTATCTGTTTTTTTACCACACCATTTATGGCTTGTGTGTATTTTATAATAGGAATATTCCAAAATACGGAGTTTAAATCAATATGGTGATTTAGATATGCTATTTTGGTTTTGGTTGATATATAGATGTCTGAAGGTTTAGGAATAGTAATTGAATCATTAGATTGATTTTTACCATATTCGATATTATTGGTATAGTTTTCTTGGTAGTCATCTGTAACAGTGGTCAAGTCATCGTAATTATTATTTATAAAATTAGCCCATTCATCATCAATATCTGCATGCGCCATAGTACACATTAATTTTATGTGTCTCTTTAAACTGATTTATTTTATTTCATTTATTTTTATTAATGTATGAATATAAAAGTATGTTGTGTGGCGAAGAATCGTACGAAGTTTATAAATTAAATAATCAATTAAATAATCAATTAAACAATCAATTAAATAATCAATTAAATAATCAATTAAATAATCAAGTTCACAGTAAGTCAGACAATATAGAGATAAAAAAAAACACAAGTAAGGATAACCTTACCAGCTATAATGCAGATACTTATCAGGAATCGTTGATGTGCAATTTATTTGACCCGTCTAAATCTTCGCCACCAGACGAATTTATGATTAAATTATATGCTCGTTTGAACAAACACAAAAGTGGTAATCACATTTGTAGTTAAAACACTTTTATTATCATTTACAACAAATCCATTACGTAAATGATAATACACAATACACAATACACAATACACAATACACAATACACAAACGTAGTTACAAAAATTGTTGTAATTTTAATAGCGCGTACGATGTATACACATGGTCATTTGTTATATCCGAATGCAACAACAGCTCAACAAAATCTAAAAACTCAGGCGATACATTCTCTCCTGTTTGAATAATATGATTCAATAATTTCTTAATTATATTTTTGACATCAATATTGTATTTTTTACACATATCAAATATAAAACTTATGGCATTTGCAGGTGTTTGTGTCTTAACAGTTGTTACAATATTTTCTAGTACATTTACATCAATTATTTTCAGTTCCAAAGTGTCATTAATATTATGCGCTTGCAAATAATTAATCATACTACGAATATCAGAACCAAACATATTGTACAAAGATACTAATACATCTTCTTTGATTGATATGTTTTCACAAATCAATATGTTATTCAGAAATCCAATTATTTCATTTTTTGGGAGCTGGTCAAACCGAAGCTTTATAAATTCGTTCTGTAGACCTTCGTCAATCTTGCTTATATAGTTACATATTAAACAAAACCTTACGTTATGGTTATTTGAATTATTTTGCAATAAATATTTCAAAGCTTGTTGGGCATTTTTGGTCATATAATCTACCTCATCTAGAATCACAAACTTGAGTCCATAATTAAACAAATTCTTTGATTTTACAAACGCACTTATCTGATTTCGAATAATGTCAATACCTCGCTCATCAGACGCATTCAGATGTGTAACTAGTTCTTTGCATATTTTTCCGTAGTATTTTTTCTGATACGAGTTAATCAAATTGATAATAGTAGTGGTTTTACCTGTTCCAGGAGGTCCGTAAAACAGCAAATTCGGAAAATAATTATTCGATATGATATTATGTAGTATTTCTTTGTTTTTTTCCTCCAAAACTATATCAGTCAGTTTTGTAGGTCTATAATATTCAACCCATGGTATTTTACTCATAAATATATTATTAATATATTTGCATTTAAATTGAAATTGATTAAATATAATAGGCATTTTACATTTACATTTTACTTTACACGAGCAACTTAGATAATAATAAGATATATCTATGACTATGCTACTTAGCTCCCGAACACTTTTAATATATTATAAAACAATTTAAATTAATAATGGTAATTTAAACATAAGATGGATAACGAAAGTGTAAAAATACCTAAAAAAAGAGGTAGAAAACCTAAAAATAAAGATCTGGTAGACCCTGATACAGGAGCACTTTCAAATGCGCCAATAAATGAAAATATACTGAACGAAGACGGAACTCCCAAACCAAAAAAACGCGGACGTAAACCCAAAGGTGGTAAAATAGTGGCACCAGACAAAATAATAACAAATAATGTAGATGATGAACCTAGCAATATCATTTTGCATCTTAAATGTTGCTTGAACGATTTGGCTGAGAATACGCACATGGAAGACAGCATCGATTCTTTTAGCTTTCAAAATAATTCTAATCTTGATTTGTCTTATGTAAACAATAAACAAAATGAAAAAATGACTGCGTTGAATAATAGTGTATTTATTAACGTCACGAAGGAAGTTGACCCTGCTCAAGTAATAGATGATACAAGTGTAGACAGCGACGACCTAAATGAATACAAGAATAAAGAAAAAACTATGAAAGCAATTAATATTAAGCTCAAGGAGTTGCAGAAAAATCTACATAATAATAATATAGACGACAAAAAATCAGCTTGTTTTTGGTGCACATATGATTTTGATAATCCACCTATTTTTATACCTAAGTATCATATTAAAAGTACGTATCATGTTTACGGATGTTTTTGCAGTCCTGAGTGTGCTACTGCTTACTTAATGAAAGAAGACATAGATAAATCTTCTAAATTTGAAAGATATTACTTGCTGAATTACATTTATTCGAAAATATATGACTACAAAACTAGTATTAAACCTGCGCCTAACCCAGAATATACGCTGGATAAATTTTACGGTAACTTATCTATACATGAGTATAGGTCTTTATTGAAAAACGACAGATTATTCTTGGTAGTGGATAAACCATTAACCAGATTGTTACCCGAGTTGCATGAAGATACTGACGACTTTATAATAAGTAATAAAACGATACCTTGCAGTAGTTATAACTTGAAGAAGCATCATAAAAAAGAAGTCAAAGCTGATATATTGAATAAAACATTTGGACTAACATAAAAATGATTTTTGATTGTATCTTAATTGATTATGTTATTTATTTGCAGATAAAATATCATAATCACATCTCAATCACTTTAATTTTGTTTCATTATTTTCTTTTCGTTCGTTATAGTCACGCATAGCATTATCTAGCTTGAACCTCATTTGCTTGTATATTTCTTGATTCAGATTCACTTTATTAACTTGTGGTTTTGGTTCACTTATACCTAGATACTTTTTAATTACTTTTTCTACATCGTAGTTATACAATTCAAGTTGTTCTGTAGATTCCTCTTTGGTATAGTCAGTTTGTCTCATTACCATACCTACTAATTCGGGGATTTTATCATTTTCTACTATAGTTATAGTGTCTTCTTCCATATGTTCTAAATAAATTAATTTTTAAATCATATTAAACGAATAATGATATTATAAATTAGTATTAATGACATCCGAGTTCAATATAGATAATGCTTTGCCTAAAATAAATGAAATTATAACTGAAGAGGTTAGAAAGCAACATGAAGAAAAATATAAAAAATATGTATTGTTAGATAGATTAGCGAATGATATTACAAGTTTGCCTTCTTTTGCAGATTACTTGAATTATAACAACAATCGTAATATGGAAAACAAGGGTTGTGACGCTACAGAACAATTAGCTAGTTTAGCTAGTAATAGTAATTGTGAATCATCATTTATGTTGTACAAAATAGTGAACATGCAAATAGAAATCGATAACCTAAAAAAGTATATTAAAACTACAGAAAATGATAAATGTGATGATGATGATGTTAGTAGTATAAATGATAGTAATAGTACTACAACAGACGAAAATATCAAACTTGAAATTAATGAAAAACATAGTAGTACAGAAGAAGAAATCAAAACTATTCAGTATGATGGTAGATTGGCATGCAATAGTGAGTATACATTTACGAATGGCGTTGTATCATGTAATAGCGTAAAAGATAACCAAGAAGGTGGTGTTGAGGATGATGTAACTGCACCGACACAAGAGGAACAAGAGGAACCAGAAGAGGAACAAGAGGAACCAGAAGAGGAACAAGAGGAACCAGAAGAGGAAGAAGAGGAAGAAGAAGGTAAAGAGGAAGATGAAGAAGAAGCAGAAGAACATGAAGCCGAAGCTGAAGAGGAAGAGGAAGAGGAAGAGGAAGAGGAACCAGAAGAGGAAGAAGAGGAGGAACCAGAGGAACCAGAAGAGGAAGAAGAGGAAGAAGCTGAAGAAGAGGAAGAAGCTGAAGAAGAAGAGGAAGTTGAAACTGAAACCGAAGAACAAGAGGAAGAGGAAGTTGAAACTGAAACCGAAGAACAAGAGGAAGAGGAGGAACAAGAGGAAGAGGAAGATGAAGAAGAATTATTCGAAATCGAAATAAACAACAAAACATATTGTACAAACGATGAAAATAATGGAATAATATATGAAGTAAATGATGACGAAATTGGAGATGAAGTAGGTAAATTTATAAACGGTAAACCCAAATTCAATAAATAGAAATATAAATAAAATATAATTTAAATATAACTACTTGTTAATGTCTAACATGCAACTGACCCCATCTTTTGTGTATCGCCCTATCCTGGTAATATTTACTCTGTTTTTTTTACAGAGAATACAAATATTAAAATACGACAAAGAATCATTAAAGGCACAATTAATGAAACTGTCATATTCTGGAATATATACTTTAAGCTATGGACAAATACAGATGAATAAATTAAAAAACAAAATTATAAGCAACAAATACAGCAGATATTTTATTGATAGTTTTAAAAATATAAAAAGAAAATTCAAAGGAAACGATGAATCAAGTAATCCAGTCACGCTACAGTTTATCAAAGATGGAAATATAGTAAATACGCTAAGCGATACCGATTTAAAAGGTAATAAAAAGTTAGACGTAGTTTCTGAAGCGTACGATGTCATACTATTTTCTTATAAAGACAAAGATGATGATAGTAAACCTACATATAAAAAGTTGTTAGAGTCATATGAAAACGAAAAAGATTTAGAATTAAATTTATCCGAATATAAGTTCATCCTATTTGAGATTGAGGTAAATGATAAAATGATAGATATGCCTCTTGTTACTTCAGAATACAACTACTACATGACAAACAATATAATAAATAAAGATGTAGTAAAGTATTTATTGAAAACGCATAGTGATTTGAATATTGATGATTTAGATAGTTTAGATAATTATAATATAAATATAATAGATGCAGATGTAAATACGGTTAAAGTCCCATCAGATAAAGCAGTCAAAATACTGGATGATGGTTATGAAATAATATAACAAAATAATATAAACAAAAGTACTAATAAATAGTATAATGGTATCAGTGATGGACATGCAGAGTGATAAATGTAATAACACCGAAAAACACATGTTGTCAGATACCTGGGTGCTGTGGGCACACCTACCACACAACATAGATTGGAGTCCGAATAGTTATATTAATATAGCCGAATTTGATACATTAGAGTATACTATTGCGATTGTAGAGTATTTGCCAGATTCGCTAATAGATAATTGTATGCTATTTATGATGCGAAAAGGTATAAAACCATCATGGGAAGACCCCAGAAATAGAAATGGTGGTTGTTTTTCGTACAAAGTGTCTAACCGTAATGTGAATCAATCATGGAAAGAGCTCACTTACTCAGTAGTTGGAGACATGATTAGTAGTAAAGAAGAATTCGTGAATTGTGTAACGGGTATAACAATTTCCCCTAAAAAAAATTTTTGCGTTGTAAAAATCTGGATGACAGATTGTTCAAACCAGGACTCAAGTGAAGTTGTAAAAACAATAAAAGACATTACAAGTACAGGATGTATATTCAAAAAACATGTACCCGAATATTAGGAATATTATTTTCATAACAATCAATCGTATAAATATATAATTATTACACTATAACTAAATCATAATCATTAAATATAATCATAATCATTAAATATAATCATAATCGTTAAATATAATCATTAAATTATATATATATTACTTTAATGATTTAATAATTTTTTAATGTCTCGAAAACTTTGAACCCTATTGCGTTGACTATAAATGCCCTGATATTACAATATAATAATCCTGAAAATAACGCGCCTTTTCGATAAGCGTCTCTTATTGATAGTGTATGGTTCGACTGTATTCTTGTTTTTATCGTGTCTATAGGATATGTAAAAACCCATGATGTTACACCAGCACATCCACCCGAAATTTCTATTGGTATATCATACCCTCTAAGTGTTTTGTACGTATTAAAATAAAGCATATTAGCAGGTATTTCTCGCATAGATACTATATGAACTTTATTGAATGATTGTAATACATTAGTAGGTAAGTTTTGCTGTCGATTAATCTTATAATAGTCGAATGGTGTCAGTATTGTGCTATTAATAATCCCTGTATAAAAGGATGATACCAAATAATTATTGGTAATCCTTGAAAAGTAGTCACTAAAAAAAAATCCACTACCACAAAGTATTGGGTTTTGTATTAGTGGGTATTTTATCCCTTTGTATAGATTTGCGAACGTAATATCTGATTTACGATTGTTCTGCTTCCAAACAGTAAGTGTGTCTAATGGAAACCCGACTATTGTTTGTATAAGTCCGCTCATCATTCCAGACAATAATACTTGTCCAGATTCCATAATAGTTTATAATAAAAGTTGTTTATATTGTTTGGTATTTGTCTCATTTTTCTTTTTAGTCGGTGTAATTAATTCGGTGTAGGAAAAGGTCGTTGGTTTTTTTCAATTTTAAGAGGATAAGGCATAACAACTGGCTCTTTTTTATACAAATTAAAAGTAGGTAATTCATTCAACTTGGGTTTCACAGGCGCGGCAGGGTTTACCAAATTAGTAGAATTGATTCCAAGCAAAAAGGATTCGATATCTGTGGAATTTTTAGATAATTTGTTATCAGGTATCTGTCCTGGATTTAACCCATTACCAGCTAATCTGGTATCATATGCTGCTCCGTACTGTGAGTTAGGATACAAAGTATAATTGGAATTTTGTTGATATTGCCTTTGTTGTAAGCAGTAATCGCCAGATGTATTAATATTTCTAGTAGAAGCCATTCTATATATAATAAAAAATATTAATTTTTGACCATTTCAGTTAATTGCTTAATTATTCCAGTATTTATATTATTACTATTGATAATGTCGCACAAAAATTGGTGAAATAAATACAAATAATCATATGAAAACAGTACATAAAACCCATCGAATCTATCATCTGATAACATTCTGTTTGCTAAAGTATCCAATAATGGATGTAGAGATTCTATGCCTTTAACCCTTTCGTATAAAAGTTCCATTTCTTCGTTAATAGCTTTTTCATCGAATATATTCAATCCAAATATATTCAAAAAGTCTTCTTTATATATCACGTCTTTAATATCGTGTTTGTCCTCTTGTGATAATTTTTGTAGCTCATCACGTGAAAACATTATATCTTCATTATCATACCAACACTTATAATTACTATTATACATATTTATACTATCTATTTATTCATAAATATGTATTTAAATTGTAATTGATTCAAATTAATTACACGTATTGTTTGGTGGTGTGTTTGTCGAAGTAATCACTATCTCTAGTTAATTCACGGGATGGTACACCTCCACGAACCCATCCTTCATGTGCAACACCCTCAACACTATTTGCAGGATTAGTTACCTTATCTTTTACAGCTGGTAATAAAGGTGTATGATGATATTTAATATAACTCTGCTCTGTTGTATTGGTAATACTTTTTTTGTTGGTTATGGCTTCGCCTTGTTGAATTTGTGATTCAATCACAGGATTAACAGCACCTCTTCCTAAATATGGTACTGTGGCGAATGGTCTTTGAAATAAGTCAATTCTGCATTTGGGGTTTGTTTGAACAGTTCCAATCTGTAGGTAGGATGACTCGTTAATATTAGACCCGCCGCTGGCACTATTATGACCACCGTTATACATAACACCTGGTTGTGATGTGGCAAAGTTAATAGGTTTTTTCATAGTAGAATCATTAGAAAAGTAATTTTGTAGGGAATAATTGCAAGAATTTACGTTCTGTAGCTCTTCTTGAGATATGCTACAGTTATCTAAACCTATGCGTGACATTTTATCAAAGGTATAGCTAGATGTATTTTGAGACATTATTATATATAATATATAATAATTTATTTTACTAAATAGTTTATAAATTGTTATATAAATTGTTATATAAATTGATGTATTAGTATATTACCTCTTATATAGAAATCAAAATTAATAAAATGTATAACGATAGTTATTCTTCTCTCTTTGAATGTTGTCTTCTATGCTACTTCCCTTTGCAGATGGCATATTACCATACAAGAATTTTCCGTAGGCACCCTGGTCATTAGCAACACGCGTGTTAGCAGTAGTATAAAAGACACGATTAGAGTTGTCTAATCTAAAATTCTCCCATAAACTTCCGAATAATTGTTTATTCGTGTTTTCTATATCAGGGTTCATGAATTGTACTGATTTCTTAACATCCTTTGTAATATTAGTATCTACATCAGGGTTGAAGGCAGGTGGTGCTGCTAATCTTTTTGGTTCATCGTTAATTTGGGTTAGCAATACATTACTAAATGGATTTTTCTGGTTACCTGGCTTAAAATTATTTTGTAGCACCTGATTTAATTCTACACCATTCGTAGATGTATTCCCATTTGAATTTCCTGTTTTACCGTCTTGATTCGAGGCAATCACATTTATTTGCCCACCCTTTGAGAACCCCTCTTTTTTTTTGCATTTTGATGTATTGTAATTGAAAAAAAGGTATATGACAAATATTGTAATAACTCCTACGACTAATAATCTTACTGAAGATGTTAAAATATATCCTAGAACTGTGATTAAAATAATAAATCGTGTAACTGCGTTAAATCGCTCTTCTTGTGTCATTTTAGCCTGTGGCCATATATCAAATATATAATCTTTATTAAATAATATGTAAGGATCATTTGACCAAAATGAAATCATTTATATATATATAACCAGTTTTTTAAAAACTGTTATTCGTTTTCAAATATCTTTTTTTTTCTATTGTGATTCCTTTACTATCGTTGGTTGGTTCTTGTATATATTCTTTTATTGATTCATGCATTTGTAATCTTAAGCTGTTCAAAGTAACTTCTTTGTATTTTTTATATTCTGTTTGAACTCCTAAAATATGCGAGATTACATAAATTGTAAGAACCAGTATTCTTAAAGCAAGTGTTGGTGGAAAAGCAGGAAATAAAAACAAAAATATTTCAAACAATTTGAATAATAAGTAACTCGCATAATACTTAACATTATCACTTAACATTATCACTTAATATACCATATTTTTAAATTAAATTTTATATAGATTTAATTTAATTAGTTTATTTACTTTTTTGCGCCCTTCTTCTTTTTATTCTGTTTATTCTGTTTATTCTGTTTATTAGGGTTATTCTGCGTATTCTGCTTGTTCTCTGATGCTGAAGATGACTCGCAACCCTCTTGGTTGGTATTACTAAATATATCTAATATATCTTTTTTGCTTTGTTCTTGTTGTTCAACTGTTATTGATTGCATTTCCCTTATTTGCCTTGCAATTTCATCTGCTTTAGCTTTTTTATTTGCTTCTAGTTTACTCTTCATTCTTTCCTTCTGTTTGGCTAATTTCATTTTTCGTTCTAGTTGTGCTTCCATAGCTCCTGTGTTAAGCTTTGCATTACCCCCTAAACCACCCATCGCACCTAAACCACCCATCGCACCTAAACCACCCATATCAGGCATACCCATTTTGCTTAACATAGATTGAACCTCTGACATTCCTTGCATGTTCTTCATCTTATTCATAATTTGCGTAGCTTCGCTTATTAATTCACTTTCTTTAATCTCTCCTGATTTCATCTTGTTATCCAACTTACTTCCCACACTCTGAACCAACCCCATCAACTTACTTGGGTTTTTAATCAGATTGTTCACAACGTCTTTCATATCACCCGCGTTTTCCATGTCCAAATTAATGTTTTGCGCGGTTTCCTCAGCAATCTCTTTCGCCAAGTTTCCCAATTTTCCGTCTAGCATTCCCGTTATATGTTCATGAATGTCCTGTGCGTTAGGTATGTCTTCCATATTAAACGTATTGTTATTAGCACTCTTATTCTCACCGTCTGTGTCTGTGTCTGTGTCTGCGGTTGCATTATTAGAAGAATCAAATATTTCTTGCATTTTAATTAAGGTATCTTCCAGCTTGGTTTTAAATTCATCTTGGTTAATCAGGTCAAACAATTTGGTAGTGTCACCGAATGCCTCCTTATTTTCTAATGTACCTATTATTGAAAAAACAATCAACTGCAAGTATTTCCACATAGTTTCACGTGTTTTATCACTAATGTCAAAACTCCATAATGTTTTGAAATGAATATGTGGTAAAAACTCAGTATCAATCGTAGAATCAGGTTTGAATATTTCCTCGTTCTGATATAAAATATCAATAAATCTATGAGTTAGCCGTTTCTTGCAAAAGTCAAATGCAATTTTTGTACTAGTAGTAATACCTTGTTCGAGTGCCTCCTTGCGCTCTTCTTCATTTTCGATGTATGTATACTCACTTTCGAACTTCCACCACTTACTAATTAATGGTGTGTACTCGGGAAATGTATTATTTAGGTCACGGACAAAATCTTTCAATACTCGGGCAAATTCTTGAGGAACTTGTGTGTCATTTGACATCGGTAATTATAACATTATTATAATTAATATGTTTAAATTGAACTAATTATAATATATATTTATTAACAATCAATAATTAATAATCAACACATTAATGATAATTTTGATAAATTCTGAATATATTTCATAGATTTTGCCTTATCATCTGGATTCATGTCTTTTAGTGAGGACCTCATTCTATCGATGGCTTCAATAATAACTTTATTATTAGGATTTATTGCTAGATCATCACTATAATCCTTGTTGATAAAGTAATCAAGGTCCCCATTTTCAATTTTTGATATATATTTTCCTACAATTATTGTTTTCCATATTTCAGGAAGTATTTTTGGGTTTACCTTTCTTATTTTTGTTAGAGCATTTTTTGCAGATAATACGTCCACATTATCAGGAAAAACACGAGTAATGTCTTCGACAAATTCTGTAAAATGATTATTGAATGCCTTTATGATGTTGGTAGTTGCCATAGAATATATAATATAAATAATTTATCTTTTTAAATATTTTTAACTAATTATTGTAAAAAAAGATGATAAATCTTATTAATTAGATGACGTACAACAACTGTTTAGACACCTTCTTGATATTCTTGATTAATTGGTTAACATCTTTTGTACGATAAATTGTGCCACATTTCATATTACTACCCCCTTTTTGCTCTGATGATTTAATGACATCACTCGGACGTATTTTTATTTTAACTGGTTTTTCTATGATTGGTGTCATACTTGGTATATCTCTTCGTATAAAAAGAGTACAAAAACTAGAAAGGAGAATCAATATAGCTGCTGCAAATGCACCATTCGCAGCTGTACCACTTAGGTCTTTCCTCGCAACTTTAACCATCATATAAACAATCACAAGCGTAATAATAACTTTGTAAAATCTGAATAATTTCCACATAACGCCCTTGAAAGAACTATCTTTCCCTCCCTTACCATTATCATCAACTTCTATTTTAGAGACGAATGTAACAATACTCAGGAATATAGAGACAATTATAAAGATCTGTAGAAACCAAGTTACCCCTGTGAAGAATCCCATGAAGAATATTATCACGAAAAATATTACTTTGAATGTTATATATAGACCAGTGATAACCGTCTCGCCGATTTCGGTAGGTACACGACACATTACCTTATCTGTATCTGGAGTTGTATCTTTGTTATCTCCGCCCGTCAACTTAGGTAACCCAGGAGGTAACCCAGTAGGTACAACAGGAGGTACAACAGGAGGTACAACAGGAGGTAACCCAGTAGGTACAACAGGAGGTACAACAGGAGGTACAACAGGAGGTACAACAGGTACTGTAGATGCCACCTTAAGTACCTGTCCTGCAGGTGTCGCAGAGACTAGAGATTTTGCCACTACTGCTGCGGCTTCTTCGGGGGGTGGCATCGTACACTCTTGACAATCATTATATTCAAAAAATAAAACCATATTCGCAAACCATAAAAACGAAAAATACCCAAAATTCAAAATAACTAATCCAAATAATACAAACATCATAAATATTGGACCACCTGCCACAATCAACCATTCCCACAAATTATCATGCATGTATTTTAATACCCCTACTAGCATCTTATAATCAAAAGAAACTAAAGGGGCTAAAACATTCCATACGTATTTTTTTAAGCATGTCATATCCTCTTTCTTTCCAGCAAAACTTTTTACTAAATCAATCAACCAACCACCTTTATTTTGTTCTCTAGTTTCTGAATCTGTAAAACTAATTTTTTCGGAACGATTAGGGTCTAAGAAAATTGTAGTAAATATATTACTAACCTTTTCACCATCAACTGGTTCTGGACCTTTTTTATCATCTGTGAATGGGTAGTACTCACCATTTGTAGGAATTGTCCCTGATACTGACGCCTTACAACCATAAAGAACAGCTGTTGACGCAATAAAGTATAATATTATTAATATAATCTTACCTATAACCTCAGTTAGATATTTTGTAATTTTTTTTCTTTCCTCATCATATTTAGACATATCACTTATAATAAATTAATAAAATAATAAAATATAATTTACTTTATTATTAAATATAATAATATGATTACGACTATAATATAATATAAAATAAATATATGAGAGTAAAACAAGTCAATTCAATTATTAATGCGTGTAAAAAGAATATAAATATTCGCCTAATTATCTCTGTTTTTTTATTACTAATAGTTGTATATTATGTTATTTATGTAGTAAATAAAGAATATAACAAAGAAGGTTACGACACACATAACCCAGAGTATACACATCGTGTTGACTTACCTATCAATTCTGTTTATACCTGTAAAAATATGTGCGGTAATTCGCGCTGTTATATTACAGGTCACCAGTGCACCTCCGATATTGATTGTCCAGGATGCGACCCAGACGAACCACCCCGTAAAAATAAACAAACCAAGGAAGTGCCTGGAAATAATGAATCGGGGAAATTGACATTCAGTCAAGCACCTAGATATTCAGAATTAACAAGTGATATTGGTACAACGTCTGCAATCATTAATAATAATAAGTTTGGCAAGGTTGCCCAGGCAAATTTTGGTAGTGATACATGGTCATCTCAATCCAATCAAGACAGAGAGATGCATGACTCCAAATATAATAAAAACAGTAAAAAGGGTAATTTAAAATTCACGCCCAATTATCCTGTTCGTTACAGTATACTGGGTGATTATACAGATGATGGCCCATTAGCGTCAAATGCATACTTGTCATAATTACTCATAATTACATTCAATAATAATATAATTTTGAAACTATCTATCTATATTCTGGTTAAGTGGCATATACTAGACCTGCATTACCACCAACAAATGTGACCATGTTTATCCTTTCTTCAAAGACATACAAGTCAAAGTTATAATCATAGATTCTCCAGGTAGGTTTGTTTATACCAATAACTTCCCCTGAGTTTTCATCACAAACAGTAAGAACCTGTGCATAAGGGTCAAAAGGCGGTGATATGGTTGTAAACTCAAACTCTACATTCGTAAAACGGCTCATATTCATGGCACCTGCGGGTTGCAGATTAAATGGCGACGTATCAAGAGTAAAGTTGTAACAGTAAAGTCCATCTGGTGCCTTGCCAGCTGTTCGCACATATTTCTCCACATAGTTATAAACGTAAGCAGGTAATATATTTTCTCGATACTCGCCATCAACCAATATACCTAAACCAATTAAGATACTTTTCAAGTTTTGCGGATTGTACACACCCGATATAGCAAGCCCACTTAAGGTACCATCTGGATTTGTTCCAGGTCCAATATTCTTGTACGGTGATAATTGATTTGGGTTTTGATAAGCCCCAGTACTACTAGCAGGTACAGCAGGTGATGGAGGGTAGTCATAAGGCCAATTCGTATAATTTGACCACTCATTTCTCAAATTCGCGTCACTTCGTCTAAAAAAAAACATCCAGCTTGACACCATACCAATAGAATCTAACTGTACTTTGTTACTACCTGTTACATTATAAAATCGTTTTGCGTGTACTTGTTTGAATAAATATTTTTGCTCATTTTTCGCGAATAGTTTAGATTCGTCGTTTGACAAAAAACAATAAGTGCAATTCAAGTTAACATCAGGGAACCATACACTTCGTGTATCTATATAAGAACTTATCCCTAACTCCACATCAGGAGGTGTTTGTAAAAATCTATGCATTTGATCGTATGTTCGGTTGAAATTAGGTGCAACATAAGGGTAATTGTTATTATAATCAAGAACATCTCGTATTCTGAATAGTTCGCTTATCGGACGTATTGTTATTTGAATAGTCAACTCATTATACTGCAACGACACTAAAGGAAATGCCATTTGACTTTTTAGGTTGAACCAACAATTCAGCGGAACAAGAACTCTTCGCGAGCCGATAGATGGTTGAGCTCCAGCAGGATTGTCAGTAAAATATGCATTTGGGTATGTGTTTACATATGGACCCGCATTAGCAGGGTCATTTAGTTCTGGAACATGGCCTATCATTCGATTGAATAAATCAAGCTTGGTTGTACTAAAATCGCGATGAACCGCGGACAATAGATAATCGCCTGTGAATTCTTGCAACTTCTGATTCCCACAGTTCACTACTACTTTGCTAATTAACTGTGCACCTAAATTTTCTATCCATTTGAATTCATAAGGCGCCCAATCGGTGTAACCCTCGCTCCCGTCTGGGTTCACAATTTTTCTAGGAGGTAAAATTGGGCTCCATATGTTGGGCAATTCAAAAGACAAATAACAATCCATTAGCAAATCAGCATATCGTTTAATTTTGAATGTATAAAGAGTTTCAGAGGTTAAATTTAACATGGGGCTTCCTTCGAGATCTATTCTGAAATTTTGTTTACCAAAATTGGTATATTTTGCATATGTAGTTTTCCAAAAAGTTTTACTAGGGTTACCATTTAATATTACATTTTGTTGACCTGCACTTACTAGATTAAGCAATCCACCTGGCATAATATACTATTAAATTATAATAATAATAATTATTTAATAGATTTGATAATAATAATATAAAAATCCTATATTAATATAACGATGGATTTAACAAAAAATGAAGCTTTATCTTTTTCGATGATTAAAGATATGAATGAGAAACACGTATCATATATTCTTATAATAGCAGTTTTTACTGTATTAATTTGCATAGTTAGTTATCTAATTTATTTGAGAACATTACGTAAAGCAGAGTGTAACTACATGGATACCCTATATGGAACGGTGGATGGAAATATTAGGTCGATAGACCCATCAGACCCAGATTGTTCGGGAAATTTATATGATTATTACATTAAAACGGCATATAACGCATGTTCAGGTGGAAGTTATAAGAACAATTACGTCGATGTATGTAGTTTAAAAAGCGTCTTAAAACAAGGTGTAAGATGTTTGGATTTTGAAATCTATTCAATCAATAACAACCCTGTCGTTGCCACTAGTACAAGCGATAATTACTATGTAAAAGAAACCTTCAACTATGTCAACTTTTCCGATGTAATGGACACGATTGCTAATTATGCATTCAGTAGTGGAACAGCTCCCAATTTTAATGACCCTATTTTAATCCATTTACGTATAATGAGTAACAATCAAACGATGTTGTCTAATTTAGCATCGATTTTTCCGTCATATGATGACATCATGTTGGGTAAAGAATATAGTTATGAAAACAAGAATACCAATATGGGTAAAGTACCTATTACAAAACTAATGAACAAATGTTTGTTGATTGTTGACCGTTCCAATACTGCTTTCTTGCAGAATGAGGACCTAATGGAATATGTAAATCTAGCGAGTAATTCAGTTTTCATGAGAGCATACAAATATAGTGATATTTATGGAAACCCAGATGTGCACGAACTTACCGAATATAACAAAAAAAGGATGACAATTGTGTTCCCCGATAGTGGTAGTAATCCTGTTAATCCTAGTTCCATGTTATGTAGAGCATACGGATGCCAAATGGTAGCGATGAGATATCAATATGTAGACCAATATTTAGAAGAAAATGCGTTGTTTTTCGACAAGGCGACTTATGCATTCGCACTCAGACCACAGAAACTGCGATATAAACCAATCATGGTTAAGGATCCTACCCCTCAAAACCCTAAATATTCTTACGGTACACGTAATGTTTCTACTGATTATTACAGTTTTAATTTCTAAGACACACTACTAACTAACCACTAACTAAGCACTAACTAACCACTAACTAAGCACTAACCAATCAAAAATATCATATTTTTAAAAATAATATAAAAAATTACACGTTATTTATATTATCGAAAAAAACAATTTATGCTTCTATACACCCGTAGTTATGATAGTTTACCAATCTATCAAGATAATGATACTGATAATGATAATGATACTGATACTAATAATACTATAATATCAAGAACAAAAAATAAGAGTGTGACGTTTGATGTATGCAGAGAGGTAATTTATGTATTCGACCTGAGATATTCTCAATATAGAAATCAATTGTGGTGGAGTCAACCAGAACTAGACGTTATAAATAGTAATTTTAGAAGGGAATTATCTGATATATTGGTTAGTTATCCTCATATTGATATTTATTTAGCACGTAAACTATTATTAGATTTCGAATGAATTTATAGATTTGTATATTTGTATATTTATAGATTTGTATATTTATAGATTTATATATATATTTATATATATACACGTATGAAAAATAACTTTAATAAATGTCAAGGTACCTTTGAGGATTGTGAATTGGCTATATTAAGAATGGCAGTTGACAACGCTGGAGATAAACTTGCGCGTAGAAAATTAAACTCACCAGAAATAACCCAAATTATATCAATTGTAGAAGGTTTTTTGAAACGTAAGAATCTAATCTGTTACGGTGGTACTGCAATCAACAACATATTGCCTGTTAAAGACCAATTCTACAATAAAGATGTGGAAATACCAGATTACGACTTTTTTTCACATAACGCGTTGAATGATGCGAAAGAGTTGGCGAACATATATTATCGTAATGGTTTTGAAGAAGTCGAAGCTAAAGCTGGCCAACATTACGGTACATACAAAGTTTTCGTAAACTTCATACCTGTTGCGGATATTACATTACTTTCCAAAGAAATTTACATGAATTTGAAAAAAGAATCGGTTAGGGTTGCTGGGATATTGTATGCGCCGCCGAACTTTTTGCGTATGGCGATGTATCTGGAGTTATCGAGACCTGCAGGTGACACTAGTCGTTGGGAAAAGGTATTAAAACGAATCATGCTTTTGAATAAACACTATCCATTAAAAAACAGTTCTTGTGAAAAGATCGATTTCCAAAGAAACATGGAGAATGAAAACAACGAAGAAATTATATACAACACCGTCAAAGATGTATTTATTAACCAAGGAGCCATTTTCTTTGGTGGTTATGCAATTTCTTTGTACTCAAAATATATGCCCAAAAAAATAGGTCATAAATTAAAGAAAATAGCGGATTTTGATGTCTTATCCAAAGAACCAGATGTAACTGCGCAAATTATAAAAGAAAGATTAGCAGATGTTGATATCACAAATGTATCAATAAAAAAAAGGGAACCAGTAGGCGAAATTGTGCCTGTACATTATGAAGTCCGTGTGAACAACGACACCATCGCCTTTATTTACAAGCCGATCGCATGTCACAGTTACAACGTTTTAAACATCAAAGGTGAAAAGATTAGAGTAGCCACGATCGATACTATGTTGAACTTTTATTTAGCTTTTCTATACACGAACAGACAATACTTTTCAGAATTCAAAGATAGAATATTATGTATGTCGCAATTCTTGTTTGACGTGCAACAAAAAAATCGGTTAGCACAAAAAGGATTATTGCGGCGTTTCAGTATTAATTGCTATGGTCATCAAGAAAGTGTCGAGGAAATTCGTTCTCACAAAAACGAGATGTATTTGAAACTGAAGAATGATAGAAACTCGCCTGAATTCGAAGAATGGTTTTTGAATTATAAACCATCGGCTAGTAGTAATGGTTCTTATAAAAAGTCTACATCAAGAAAATCAAATAATTCTTCGTCAAAACAAAACAAACAGACAAAACAGAATAAACTAACAAAACCAAAGACCAAGAAAAATAAGCGTGCTAAGAAAAAAGCATCCAACGCTGAAAAAAGTAGACAAAACAAATTATTTAAACTAATATATGGTAAGAATAAGAGAACCAGAAAGAATAAACCATAGAATATAATGGTCCTATATATAGGACACATACACGCGCACACTCAGGAAACCCAGGTCCCGTCCCCATTATATACAATAATGACGCAACATCTCAAGCCATATATCCTTTATTATAACAGCTGTTATTTTAGAAAACAAACTATCTTCAATATATGGAAATATATATTTTTTTGCATATATTATAGCATATACTGTGTAGACAAACATCATTTCAAAAGATAATTTAATTTTGAACATTAGTTTGTTTTTGACATTCCATTCATCCAAGTAACTACACATATTAGTTTTAGTACCCTTTATAAAAAAGTTGTGTATATCTAAAATGCCCGATAAAGAACGATGTGTAAATGAGTTTTCATTTTTTATACTAAATGCGTCTATAAATTTGTCACTACTTAGTAATTCTATATGCAGTATTTTTACGTTGGACTCCTTCTTGAAGATAAAGGGGGTGAAACCATCTACATATTTGTCTTCATATAGAAGACCACCATTTATTACAAAGGGCAAATAGCAAGATTTGGTGATTGTTTTGAAAATCTCTTCTTTCGATTTGTATGTCGACTTTACTATTTTTTTTACTTTTTGCGCGTTGTAGTATGATATGAATAATTTATCGTTTACTAATTCACAAATATTATCAGGTATATTCTTTTGTATGAGAGATTCTATATCGGCAATAAAAGATAAATTATAATTATCCTTTATTTTTTTTACAAGTGTATCACCTATATCATTCATGTAATCGATATCATTTGACAAGTATATGAATGCCATAAGTGCACCTATACTTGCTCCTGATATGCGTCGTATTTTTATATAGTTTTTGTGTTCCATTTCTTTCAAAAAACTGAGGGCTCCTATAAGATAACTTCCGTTAATCAATCCTCCGTCTAAAATTAAGTCGATTACTATTGGTTCGTGCTGATTGGATAGTTTTTCTGGTAGGTTTTCTACTAACTTTTTTGAATATTTACTAATCATACTAATTGAATACTATAGTAATAGAATAATTTAGGTATTATGATACGAATTATAAAATAATCAACATTTATTATTTTATAAATATATAATATAAGATACAACACATGAATAGTAATAATAACCAAATTAATAATACAGGGGAAACCCAAAACCAATTTCCAGGATTAGTTGATAAACTAACGATTTTACCATGTACACAAGAAAGAGTAGCAGGTCTGAATATACTTGAACTTGAACAACAACCAGCAACCAACGTTAAACAGATTGATCGCGACGATATGTATAAATTGTGGCGTAGAGATACGGGTATTGGTAACGTGTTTGAGGATGCTAGACAAAAAGCTTTATCATTTGGCGAGCCTAATAATAATTTCAGGAGAGCAATGGTAGGTCCTGCCAAGGAACGTTCTTTTTTAAGGAGTGGTATTTTTAGTATTATTAATAGTAGTAGTAGTAGTCAAAAGAGATGTAAAGATATAGATACACAGGATAAATGGAGGATGTATGCACAGTATATAAAGGGAACCGTAAAGGAAGACAACAAAGGTAACGTAACATGTGTAATAGTATCACATCATAATCGTATGAAGAAACAAGGTAGTACAGCTGATAAAACAGACCCTCTTATACCTTTGACAAAAATCGCTCCATCAGCACCAGACAAAACAAATTGTGGGGTAAAATGTAATGCATATGCAAACAATTTTACTATACGTATCGAAATAGAAAAACCAAACAAAGATGGTGTAAATGAAGATGGTATAAAGATAGAAATTGTAGACCCAGGATTTCCAGATAAGGGTGCTTTTGCTAGTAAGGAGGCATGCAATAATAATACTGTTGAGGAAAATGAACAAGTTGAACAAGATAAAAATAAAGGAGGCGGAAAAAAATACTTGTATTGTACGAAGGACAGTTATAATCAAATAGACGATGAAACATTAAGAGCATGGCTCAAAAATGCTTTTTATCATAATAGTAATAAGGATAAAGATTTTATCGAACAAAAAGGTAAAGTTGTCATATATTTTATAAGACACGGAAATTCAATACATAATAAACCTACCAATGAAAAAATGGTAGACAGTAGTCTGACTTATTTAGGTATGACTCAAGCAGCACAATTAGGTTATAATATAGCAAACTATATAGAAGACAATTCAAATTTATGCAAAGATTTTATTAATCCAGCTGCACAACCAAAAGTTCTATTATGTGGATCATTTTTGTCGAGAACCCAATTAACAGGTCTAATATTCTTAGCTTCTTTATACAGGTCTTGCACACAAAAAAATAATAATATATCAAATACTAACACCATAGATAATATAAAAGAGGTTCTTACTAATGGTGACACGTGTTTTGACAACAGATTGAAGGGTGCATGGAGTTATCTTATGAAAACAGCTGTAACAAATCAACAAGATAATGATTCTAAAATAGATAAATATATAGAATATGAACCTTTACAATCTATTATTACAACTGGGATAACCGGCGATTCAGATAAAGCTGATAAAATTTATGAAGCGTTAAAAATCAAATACAGTTCTTCTACTACAGGTGGACGTAAAACAAGAAAGCATAAACGTAAATCAAGAAAAATGACTCGTAAAGTAAGGGTTAAAAGGGCAAGTAAAAGGGCCAATAAAAAGGCAAGCAAAAAAGGGCATAAAAAGAGAAGTAAGAGAGTACGCAAAATGTAGAAGTAATATAAAATAGTAGACAAAACAATACATATTTGTGCGAACTTAAATATTCAAAGGTGTAAATATATTATATGAAATCGTATACGCAAATTCATATAATTATGGTCAATACAACACCTCACATCACATCATATCATATCATATCACATCACGTTCTTGTTCTCCTGTAACCGCGATATGTATTTTTCCTCCGAATTGTTACAAGACAGATAAATGTTAATCAGCTCAGCAGGCGAATACAAATACTCATTAATCTTTCTAACTTGATTTTCACATATTCTCTTTTCAAAAAAATGTTCATGGATTTCTTGTATTACATCATGGTTTGCCTTCTTGAGCTCCTGACTAATATCAATTCTACCAGGTCTAGTGAGCGCAGGATCCAGATGATTATAAAAATTCGACGTAACAATAATTATTCTTCCAGATGTCTCTTGAATACCATCCCACAAATTCAAGAAATCATCTAACGTCAAAGGGTCGTCATAAAGTATCATATTGGGACACATCATATCATTATTATTAGGATTGTTATGACTGTTCGATTGAGGAAATTTACGCATATCATATGTTATTTGTTGCGTTGAAACTTTACCACCAACTGTTGAACTATTATCATTTTTATAAGCTCTATCCTTGACAATTTCTCCTATACAATCAATATCTTCAAACACTATTATCTTCTTATCAAACATTTTACTACCTTCACTATTCAACTTGTTATAGGTGTTCTCAAAGAATATTTTCTTCAATTGACCGGTATTTTTAATCAGTTTAAGTGGTATAATGATTATGTCTCTTTTGGTTTTGTTTGCAATAGCCTTGATGAATGACGTTTTACCTGTACCAGGATCACCATACAACCCTATACCTAAATTGTAGGGTAACCCTTTATCATCATACCATTCTTTATTTTCCAAAAAAAAATCAATCTTGTTCAAAATTTCTTTCTTTTGTTCAAAAAATATATTGTCAAATCTACGGTTAGACTTGAATTCATTCTCGTCCCAAATATCTATCATTTCTTCATTATCTTTTAGCGTTAATGTACTTCTATTTATTGTGTATATGAACTGCTTGTTTATTCTGTTTTTCTCGATTTTAGCATTATAATCATGTGTAATTTTGTCCAAATGTTTCTTCAGTTGTTCGATTGATAAAACATGAGAATATATTGTCAGCGTAATATTTTCTATTATATAGGACTTGGACTTATCTCCTTCCATCTTATCATCTGTCGTATTAATGTTGATGTATATATCCTTGTATATCATAAAATCTGTAGTTTGTGATACCATATAATGGGTATCCTCAACACCTTTTATGTTATTATTCGAATACAGTTCTCGTATTTCATGAATTTCACTATTTGATGTATTAATATGACTCATTATATGATTCAATAATGCGTTAAAATTGGTGGAATAAACTGACGAAACATAAAACTCGCCATAATTGGAAGACGAAGTACACATCTTACCACTAATTACAATTTTACTTGCTTTTTTACGTTGAAAATATTCATATAAATCAGATAATATATCAGCAAATTTAAATTTATTAGAAATAGAAAACAAGGTCCCAATAAGAGAAAGTATTGTGGTTGTTAATAATGTGTCAACTACTGTATTACCAGTTTTTACTTTATCAAATATCATCATTCTTATTACATTAATATAGTTGCTATATGAATCAAAAAAATTAGTTAATTCCATTATAACAATATATCGATTATAACAATATATTATATCATATAAACCATTTAAATCATTTATATGATGTTATTAAACTCCACAAAGGACTACACGTAAATATATCTATGTATATAGTTTTGATATACATATGCAAAAGCTACTATGCAGATATTCCAGAATATGTCATGAAACAAGGACGATATGTTAATACTACTATTCATGTTGCTATCCAGATTGCCGTACCACGAAAATAGGTTTCAAAACTTACTAAAAATAAATTGTGTCTTGTATAAAATGTAATATGTCATAGCAAACAGAATACTGACAAAAATCATTCCATTTATTTTCATATTACCATCTTCCGCGTAAAACATAGGAAATAACTTGTATATTCTAGTTTTAAAAAATGGCATTTGAAATAAAAAATATAATATTGCCAGAAGCAAAGGCGTTTGCATGTCATTATATAGGTCATCTATGTTGTTGTTTCTAACAATTTTGTTGTTCATATTGTCAAAAATATAATTATTGTCGTGCGTTTCCTCTAAATAATCCTGATGTGCCTCTGGCATAGGAACATAGTTAGGCGTAATATTTGGGTCGGTCGTTATTTGTGAAGGGTTCATAGGAATATCCCGACTGCTTAATTGTGTCATACCGCTTGCGTTTGCTTGATTGATACCAGTTACGATTTGGTTTATAGTAGATTCATCCAGATTGATACCTGGTGTACCATTAGGTGCACTATTAGGGGGAGGACCTTGTGGTTGTGATGGTATAGATGGGTGTGTTTCTGTTGCAGTAACTACAACATTCTGCGATGTACCGCCACCAACTGGGTCCATTCTCAAATCACTAATATTTGTGGTTTCATTTTCAACACTCATAATTATTATAATGTTATAATACTTTTGATGTGAATTTACGCAAATTGCTCATTCTTCTGTATCTTCTATTCCTTATATGTTCTATTCCTTATATGTTCTATTCCTTATATCTTCTTTATTATTCGTCGTCACTATAAAAAGATATAATCTTCTTATCACTACTACATTTTGTGGCATGAGGTACAAATTTGTAACATTTATTATTTTCTCCTCTATATATTTTTTTTGATACATCTTCCAACGGCGGTGAACTAAACATAATACAATTTTTATTCTTACATACGGTTCTAAATAGCGAAGCTAACCCAAATCCTAGTATAACTGACATTATATTTCTTCCTCTAGTTGTATGTAAAAATCTAGATATATGTATCTGCATTATATAATGATTGGTTATTTTTTTTTATTATTAAAATGTTATTGTACTGGAATTGCGGAAATATCATCGGGATTTTTCGGACATGTTACTTCTTCTGACTTGTAGAAAAAGCAATTATCGGCCCTGTCTTTAAACAATACCTTATCTACATTTTCTGGCGAAGGATAAATATAGACCTTCTTTTTTTCTGGTCCTAAAATGTATACAAAAAATAGGCCTATTGCAAAACTTATCAAAAATACAGGTAGCGAAATATAGTTGAATATCATATAATTATAGTTTATATTTTATTTTATTTTATATGTTGAACGTGATATTCATATAACATTCATCAATACCTTGGCATCTGATGTTGAAAACTCTATATCAGCTAATTTATATTTATTTTGTATTAATGAATACGCATGTTCATTCGCATCAAATATCACTTCGTTCTCCTTATATTTAACCTGCATAGTTTTCTTTAAAAGAGGGTCTAATGTATCGGTATATAATTTGATTGCATCTACGATTAGTTCGTTATTGTTTGTAGAGTTGTATTCTTTAATTAATTTTTTAATCTCAGTTATAGCAATATTTATTTCTATCTCGTTCTTTGTAATGTTTTCACTAGTGCCTTCATTATCAATTATAGAATAATACTCATCCAAATAAATAGAGTATGTCTCGACGATAGTAGTTACATTTTCCTTCAATTTATTAAAATCTCCGACAACTTGGTCGCTGTTTGAATAACCAAACAATATGTTATTTTTGTATCTTATTATAGCTTCTTTATCACTCTTTACTTCTTCCTCTATATCCTTTAATACATCTGGAAATAGCTGAATCTCTGGTAGTTCTATCTTTATACTCAGGTTACATGGGTTTTCGGTGTTTCCACATATAGCCTGCAAAATACGTACTTTATTCCCATCTACTTTGCTAATTGTACTTGTAAATTTAGATCCACCTATATTTTTACATTTCACACACTTGTATTTTATTTTTTGGAATTCTCTTTGTTTTTCCTTTTTGCTTAAATCAGAGTTGTTAATGATTCTCATTTTTAATTTGGTATTAAACGTCTCATATTTTGATTTGAGTTTGTAATAATTGGACAAGGCATTATTTAAATCGTTGTGACTCATATTGTTAATTAATATATAAAGATACAAAATTATTTAATTTTATATATTTATTGTATTACTGATTTAATGTTTAGTTAATATTCATTTTCTCTAGTCCTTCCTTAAAACTTACACTAGGATTAAAGTTCAATACGCGTTGTGCTTTGCTTATATCCGCTTTACTAAAATTAATATCTCCAACACGTTCATCGCCAAAAATAGGTTTAATTGATACTCCTAGTATATCATTCAACGCGTCTACTAATTCTAATATAGTAGTTTCATTACCTGTTCCTATATTAAACACTTCTCCAAAACTCTCAGTATTATTAGTAGTTAAACCCAAAATATTGGCTTGTACAACATTATCTACATAGGTAAAATCGCGTGAGAATGTACCATCACCATTAATAACTGGCTGTCTACCTTCCTTCATTATGTCAACAAATTTCGATATTACCGCTGCATATGGTCCCTTCGGGTCTTGTCTTGGGCCAAATATATTAAAATAACGTAGACCAATACATTCCATACCATAACAACTTGTAAATGTATATCCATATAATTCGTCTATATGTTTACCGACTGCATAAGGGGATAATGAGTTGCCTATTTTTTGCTCAATTTTAGGCAAAGTTATGTCGTCGCCATAAACCGCAGAGGATGACGCATAGACTACTCTTTTTATACCAGCATCTTTAGCTGAAATGAGTATATTTATAAAACCATTTACGTTTGATTGGTTATTTAGTAGCGGATTGTCAATAGAAATAGGCACAGAGCATAATGCCGCTTGATGAGTAATTACATCAATATTTTGTACAGCTTTTTTACACATTTCTAAATCAGAAATATCACCATAGATAAACTCTAAATTGTCATACTTATCCAACAAAAATTGTATATTCTCTATTTTGCCAGTTTGCAAATTGTCAAGTACTCTTACAAATTTGGCACCATTCAATAGTAATGTTTCAACTATATTTGACCCAATAAATCCGCATCCACCAGTTACCAAAACACGTAACTCATGAATCATCGACATCGCTTATTTTATATTATGAAAAACATTTTATTTATTTACATAATACTACCATCCATGTTCAAAAACAAAAACGCAAAATGCAAAATGCAAAATGCAAAATGCAAAATGCAAAATGCAAAATGCAAAATTTAATAAATAATTTTAGTATTAATATCATTAACTTCTTTCTCCCAGTGTGGGAGACCTGTTATTAATTCTTGATGTGCTTGTTTCTTCGCTAACTCAAATTTCTGTATTTTAGATAAAATATATTCTTGTTTCTCTTTGTCCTTTTCGTATTTTTCAGCAGGCGATAGTTTCCCTTTATATTTCCATAACAGTATACCTACAGTAAGTATAACGAAAAAAAGTAACATACCAATATTGAAGACGTAATTTTCGAACTGTATTCTTACTTTGTTACAACGTTTCAACGATTCTCCTATATAGTGTTTAACCCCTGGCTCTGTTAATATGGGACGTCTATTCACAAAAAAACTATCCATATATTTTATGATTAAAAATATAAAATAAATTATACATATTATTTATATGAATAGTATTCTAAATTTGATCGCATTTGTAATTACAACAGTTGTATATTACTTGAAAATCAAACCAGTATTAACATTAGAGAGGATGTCTAATGTAGAGGAATATAAAGAATATAATAAATCTGTTCATCTTGGTTTAGCTGCTTTTTTCTTAGTTATCCTATTAAGTCAATTTTTACTTAATATTGCAGGTATTACTAATAAATGTGGTGGTAATGTTAAAGATAATCTTGGCCCTGCTGCTATAGCTACATTCTTGCCTTGGATTTTCATGTTTGGTTTAGTTGTCGCCGCACTTATTCTTTTTCCAGGTATAAAGAGCGCATTTTCTGATGTTATTGGCTACCTAATGATATCTAGTAATGCGAATGCAATATTAGACGAAATATTAATCCAAACAGAAGTACAATCTATCCTTGCAGAAGATAATAACCATTCAGCGAAAGAGAAAAACGCACTTCAAAATGCAGCTCAGGTGATTATGAATATTATGACAAATCCGTCGTTGTTAATTAATCAAATAGTTCCACTTAATTTCACACAGTTTTGGACTACACTTCAACCTTTAATGAAGGAAAAGTACAAAGATGCTAGTAGCCAAGAAACCATAGATATGAAAAATAAATTATTTAGTCTAGTCACTACACGTGATAATGTAGGCGAAGCATTATGGTTTATTTACACAGGTTTAATAGTAACGTCATTTGTACAGCTGAATATTAATTCAAAGGGTTGTGTAACTAGTCCTGCACAGATGGAGAAGAACTACCAAGATTTCTTGGATCAGGAAGACCAAGCAGAACAAGATAAAAAGGCAAAAACTAGCACAACTTATACAGTTGATTAATTAGATAATATCAATTTTATCCCTTTCAAAATACTTGATATAAAAGAAGCAACAACAGAAAAGTGTAGATGCTATCATTTTGTAAAATGACACAAAATACATAAAAAAATGAATAAAATAGTGATAATATTTTACACATTTTAGCAGACATTTAGTTGTACACCTTTCTGTAGTAGGTATTAGATATGAAAATATTTTTTCTTATCTAATTTGTAAATTTCGCACTTTTAAATATAATATACATATGATTAAACATAAGTAACATAATATCTCACAGCCAGATAACATAATATTCCTAAAACAATAGATAATAACCAAACTGGGAATATAGTTTTATTTTTGTACCCAATACCGAAGTCTCTTAAACTACCATCCTTATTGTAAAGGAACCTCGGTTTGTTGAATTGTATAATACCAAATAATATTACAAAAATAATAATGGATACTAAAGGGATATTTTCTCGTATATATTTCTTAGACATCATATATATTGATTCCTTAAAAAATTTTATTTTATTTTTATTTCATAATATATTCGCATATTCGTGTTTTAATAATATTCGCTATCCTCATCAGGATCAAAATCGACCCAATTACCCTCATCATAATCACTTGTCATGTTTCTCATGTCATACTCCTCTGCTTCTATCTCTTTAGTCACGTTTTCTTCTTCAAGATAATCTTCTATTGCATCATCCAAATCTTCATCCTGAACATTTTTACGTCGCAATTTATTCTCGACATCCATCATTTTATTCCTAAAGTCCTCCTCTTCATCATACGTTTCTTTCACATATTGTGTAAGTCCCTTTTCCATTCCTTTCCCCCACATACCCAACTTGTTTACCTTCATCATAGTATCAATATTCCTTTCCTCATCAGTCATTAATGTCAATCTTGACCGAATTACATCTTTTTCTTTGTCCTTTAATTTGAATATTTTATCTGATATGCTTTCATAAGTAATGTCCACAATCTCTTTATCGTTATTAATAATAGTTAGGTAGTTAACTAACAACCCTACGGTTTTCTGTTTAAGCAATTTGACATTTCCTTTTATGAGCTGTGTCGATTCACGATCAGTTGTTTCCATAAAATCAACCTTGGTTTCACCTTCATCATAGTATTCAGCTGTTATAAGGTCTTCCTCTACATCATTCTTTGCGACTTCAGTTACTACCATATCTGACTCCTGAGACAAACTTACATAAGTATGCAAAATTTTTAGCGTGTAGTATATAAAAATCATTATGCTTGTTCTTTCATCATATATAGGCGTAATTTTTTGTCGTTTATCATCTATAGTAGAAAACGTAGGTGTAAGCGTAGATAGTAGTTCAATAGTATGACAATCTTGCTGCACCTTATATAAAATACTGGTTATCTCATTATTACTGTACTGCTCACGCAAAGGTTTGTAATATTCAGAAACCATGGTTTTAATTTTATTAATGTGAGTTTTTGACAAATTCAGGTATTTTTTCATTATTACATTATTATAATCAACGTTGTTCAAAATTATATTCGGAAATACGTCCACCAGGTTATGGATAGTATTCTTGAAAAAATTAATAATATTATTTGAATACTTTTTGTAATCTCTGTTATTCTCTATCGCTGCGTCTATTTCTTCAACTACTCTAATTACATTTTTTATTTGTTTATTGCTTATGTTACCTCCTTTGTTTTGTTTTAAAAAACTGATGATTTCTTGCTTCATTTCCGTGTTCTGAGTAGCTAAGTAATTATTCAAAGCTTTAGTTTCGTCACTAATACTGTGAGATGCAACATCAAACGTATCCGTTAAATTCAAAAACAACCCTAATAGTTTATTATCAATATTATCATCTTTTTCGTCAATCAACGAATTAATGAACCCTCTAAACTTGGTAATCCCTGACACCGTATCATGATGTACTGACGTATTAATAATATTATGTTTTGACACATTTTGAATCAATCGTAAAAAGTTATCATATGTATACTCTCTCCCGTCCTGTTTGAGTTTCACAATAATCTCATCAATCGAACTATTAATGTCAATAAGGGTTTTATCAGGTTTTTCCGAACAAAGCGACTTCAGATATTCGGGCGTTTCCATATACGAGTTGAATTTGCAAAACTTGATGAATGCCAAGTAGATTATCTTCTCATCAAAAATATTGCTTATTTCGGGATATTTGTTTTTAGTGTCAATAGTACTATACAACAATTTCGACTTGGTAATATTGTCAATATCATTCATAGTATCGGTTAATTTTCCGACAATATCCGCGTAATTTTTGATGTCACTACTCTTATTCATGAAATAGCCGATGGTAGTAGTATCATCATTCGTTTCACAGCATGCATTTTCTATGTATTTTTCATTATTCGCTTTTACTAGTAGCAGTTCCTCCTTATCTACCACATTTTGTATTTTTTCTTGCACACCCAAAGAAAACAACATGATTTTCGAAAGAATAGTATTGAGCTTCTTATCTTGCGTAATATTACCATGTTTCATCTCGCTCAATAATGACTTAGTAAAATCACTAGTAACGTTGGTTACGTTCTTCAAATGGAAAGGAACTAATGGTGGTAAAAATGTAGTCCATTTCGCCACGCTATATTCATCTGCAATTTCGTCTTTTTCGTTAAGCAATAAGTACTCTGTTTTCAAATCTATCTTCTCCTTCACCATCCATAAACCCATCAAAAAATTGTCAATAGTTGATTTTATTTTGTTGAAAATGTAATCGCGCTTCTTGCTCTTTAAGGCATTCCAGGGGTCAGCAGAACTCTTGATGTCATACGCAATACAAGCAATATACTCAACACTACTGTAATCGCCGTTACCTTCAAAAGGATACCCCTTGAAAGACCTCACACACCCAGGATGCGTCTTGCGTGTTTTTATCGATGGTATCGACGTTTGGATAGCTATAAGTATCATACCCAAAGTGTAAAAAAGCATAGCAGTATTATAGAATGTCTCATAGCTCATTACCTTTTTGTTCGCCTCTGCCATTTTCTTGATTTTCAGTTTGTAGTCCTCCTCCGACTCAACAGTTGTTTTCATAACATCCAAAACACCGTTAATTATGAACTCCTTTTGTGATTCTAGGTTCACACCTATTGCCACCGACAACGCGTTTACAATATTGGATATGGTTTTCGTCTCTAACGTGTCATATTTCATAGTTGTTTTGGCGAGGGTGATTTTATCTCCTGCAGCATCTTCCATTATTTCACGCGAGCTCACCTTGAAACTACCCTCGTACCCCTCATCGTAGTCGTCTTCTATTTTTTGGATAACCCAGCCGCTATTCTCGTCGATATAAGAATTGCCGGTGTCGCTAAGCTTTCCAATAGTACTGATGAGAATTGCTATGTACTCTTGGTAATTGTTTGGGGTTTTGATATATGTTACTGCCATATTGTACTTGAATATTGGTAATATGGGCAAATTCGTTTTTTTACAGTATAACCAGTGTACGGATTCTTTCTTGTTAAGCGGACCTAGACCTATAGTAACTGGTTGTCTAGTGTAAATATTCACAAAACGTATAATGTCTTGTTGTTTTTTGACGAAATCACCTTGTCTCAAAATCAGATTTAGGAGCTGGCTATAAGGTGACACAATTTGTTCGCCCTCTCTATCTTCGATACTTCCCAACTTATATTTGTAGTTGTTGTATTTTAATTGATTGTTTTTTCGTATGGTATCGAGCTTCTCAATATTGGTCAAGCAGTAATTATAGCTGTTGGTTAATTCCTCTGTCAACTGCCCTTTTGTTAGAGTATAGTTTGAGTCAAACTCATTCAACATGGTAGTCATAAGACGATGCTGAATATTCAATTCACTAGAACGCATACTATTGCACTTATTATTACTATCATTATCGTCGGTGTGTGTACTTATGCAATCTTTCTGGATATTACACATAACTTGTTCGTCATCTACCAAATTTTCAGTAGGAACGTCCTTGGCTACTTCCCATTTATTATTTTTACGCACATAATATTCTGTATCGCTCACTTCGCTATTTGTGCTAACGTCGCTATTAGATGTAACGTCGTTGTTCGCAGTTTCTTTAATCAATACTGCATACTGACCATCTATGACCTTCTTTTTACCATCAAGTAGAGTTTTCATCAAATATTCAGCATTTTCCTCAGATAAGCGGAACTTATTTTTAAACTCATCCAACAAATACTTTGCAAATTCTTCGGTTGACATTTTCAACAACTGCGACTCGTAGTTATCCAGTAGGTCATATTTGGTTTTGTCATACTTTTTGTCAAAGTAAATATTCACGTTGTTATCATTCTTTAATTCACTCGAACTATTGTATTGCTTAGCGATCACTATACTCTTACACGAGTCATCTTTGTCGTTGTCTATCATATTAGAAATCGCATTTTTTTCATCGGTCAACAAATTCGTAAACTCGGACGGAAAAGAAAGCACCAAGTTTTGTAACGATATAGCAGATGTGAGTAAACGCCTTGCGTCATTCTTATTTAAATCGCATAGTAGCTCACTATTTGATTTTGTCATGGGTTGTGTGATGTTCATGTTATAGGCATTAAATACCTCGTCACGAGTTTTATCAGATGTAATCATCGAAATAACGTCGTATGCATTTGCGAAATTAATGTTTGCTGATTTAATGTTATTCAGACGGATGAATATCTTTCCTCTTTCGATGAAATTCTTGTTGTTTTTGCTGATCTCTTCATGTATGAAATGGACAATTTCTTTATACTGCATATATGTCAAATTATCGGTGTAAATTAAAAACGGTTCGAGGTAACTTACAACATCCACTATACTAAGCTTACCTTTAATGTATTTTTTCATAAGCGTGAATATTATTTTCGTTTTTGGAACTATCGTCTTAATAAAATTGTAGTATATTTCTTCTTTGGTCAATCTATTCTTGGTTTGTTCTGGCAAAGCTAACACATAGTTTTTGATGTTATTTACAAAGTTGTTCTCGTTAAATCTAAGGTCATTATCTATGTCTTCTACAATAATATTATTTACCTTTGTTTTCTTGTTGAGAAATTGCCAGTATTCCAAGAATATTCTGTTCAGGTTCGCCCTTTCTAATATGTTAGTATTGTTCAAGTTAATTTTTGAAAAACGCACAGTAGGTTCTGGGAGTGTCATGATAGATTTGATTGACATGCGGTCAGATGGTACCATGCTTACTCTTGTCGAAATCATTTTGCTGCCACTTGTATCTAGGGTGTCTAGTTTGCTCATACCTAAGTTATACTTTGTAATTACGAATCTTCTGTTTCTGACATCGCTGTTGGAATAAACTGTAGAGTACATGTCCTCTAGATTGTCAATAATCACATTAATATCGTCACCTACATGTTTGTCTATTAATGTATCAGTATTCTTTACTTCAACGTCTAGTTCGTTGAAGGGTGTCAAATTATAGTTCATATTTACGTTGAATTCAACGTACTTGTTGTCTTGACCAGATTGTTCGTTCGATTTATACTTTTGGTAAATTTCTTTCATTTCTTCCAGGTCATCTTTGAGTTTAAGGTTTACTATATCATTTTCGCTATTTTCATCAAGAGACACGTTATACATTTTCTTCACGTTCTTTACAACTGGCATCAACCAATATAAGTTATGTTTGAAACCTTCAAAATATTCCATTAACGGTTTGTAGCGTGCTTCATATACTAATCGTCCATCCACATTTCCATATTCGTCAAACTTGGAGAATCTGGTTCTTAATTGTTTGAATCTTTCTATTACTCGATGAATGTTGGTTAGAACTCTGTTTGTTCGTTGATTATTAGGAATAGTAGATAATAAGTCGTCCATCATTTCGCTTACTTGGTCTTCTATACTGTATCTTGTGTATTTACTTGCTACATCCATGTATTGCACGATTGGTCCTAGTTCTTCGTGACCGAATTTGATTTGATTTCCTTTTAAAATAAATTCACGGATTTGGTTTTTGATGTTATCTACTGGTACGTCGACGTTTATTTCGGTAGCTTGTTCGTCTTTTTCGCCATCAATATTCGTAGCATCGCCTTCAACGCCTTCATCCTTCTCCCCTTCTTCACGTTCACCCTCTTCACGTTCGCCCTGGTCATCAATTTTCGGTTTATCACGAATTTCAATAAACGAAACGGGAATATCTTCAGGTATACCTTTGTAGTCAAAATCGATATAAAGTATGTCGTTGTCTACAGTTTTAATTTCAATCATGTCATTTTCTAGGTTGGTAATCTCTCCAGTAATAACGGCTGGAAAGTCGCCGCTGAAATGAATATCAATCCAAGTGTTGGGTACTAGGTTATTTTGTTTAGCATATCCGTCATGTTTACTTCTACTGAGTATAGATATCTTTTCTATAGTTCCGTCACCTACATACCCTTCTGGAGAAATATCTAGCTTTATCGCGCTCATCGATTCTGTGTTTATCAATTTAATTTTTGTTTTGTCGATGTAATCAATTATAAATATTTGGTCATTCAAATTATCATTTTTGGGTGCGGATATCTGTATTATGTCTGCTAGTTGTAATTCTATTGTTGGGTCATTATTTAATTCTTTTGCTTCGTTATCTTTGTCTCCTGGGTCTTTATTTTTTTCTGTATTAAAGTATTCTCCAATATTAAATGACATTTGTTTCTATATTTATCATAGAAATTTTTATGCTTAAATACAAATCATTTTAAATCATTTTGTGTTGTTTTGTGTTGTTTTGTGTTATTTTACACCTTTGAACATTTAAAATGATTGTTTATTAGACTATAATATATTGAATACCTATATAAAGAAAAATTACTATGTATTTAATAATATGTTTCGATGTACTAGTGTAAAAAAACTGAATTTTAATAATTTTATTTCAAGAAGGATATTTACTTATAAAGATCCATTTTTATTAGAAAAACAATTAACAGATGACGAAAAATATTGACATCGGATGATTAATTTGTATAAACACATTTAAAGATTATTACGTTTATTATACAACTATAACTATGGTGACTACACGATTAACTAATATACCAAGTTTTAATGAATTAATTAATAATACTCCGTTTATGAAACCGTTGAGATTAAATAAGGTTGGATACAGTACAGTAGAAGGGAACAAATACTCGATAATAAAATATGATAAAACATTCCTGAATAATGATTTAGTTCCTACTTTGGGTTTGTGTCGCTCTGTAATATTGAATTCAGCTAATAGAGTCGTATGTTATTCGCCACCCAAATCACTTATGTTAGATATTTTCCGAGAGAAATATCCTGATAATAATAATAATAATGATAATACATTAATAGCAGAGGAGTTCATCGATGGTAGCATGATTAATGTATTCTGGGATGATAAGATAGGATTAACTGGCGGATGGGAGATTGCTACACGTAATACTGTGAGTGCAAACACCAGATTTTTCGTTGAGCCTTTAAACCCATTAAAGAATAAAACATTCCGAGAATACTTTGTGGATACATTAAATGAGTGTAATTTAAAATTGGACAAATTAAACAAGAACTGTTGTTATAGTTTTGTTTTACAGCATCCAGAATATCGGATAGTTGTGCCTATTACACATCCAAAATTATATTTGGTTGCGGTGTATTCAATAGTTTATAAAAAAGAACCCACTACAGGACAAGATGTATTAGCAGAGCCAGGCGCAGAACCAGGTACCGAGCCAGAAACAACAGAAACAACTGAAGCTATTGACGTAATTACACATGACATTAATGAGGTAAAGAAATACGATTGGGATGGTGTTATGATACATTTCCCTGAGTCAATACCGTTTACCTGTTACGAACAACTCAAAGCAGAATATGCATCGGGTAATACGCGTTATTACGTAAAAGGTGTTGTTATCAAGAATACACAAACTGGTGAAAGGACTAAAATAAGGAACCCTATATACGAAGAAATCAAGAACTTGAGAGGCAATAGTATACACAAACTACAGTATCAGTATTTATGCTTACGAAGACAAGGTAAAGTAACGGATTATCTTAAGTATTATCCAGAAGATAAAAATACGTTCACGCTATACAAAAAGCAACTCCATACATTTACGACTACGCTTCTTAGCAACTATATTGATTGTTATATTCGGAAAAATAATGCATTAAAAAATTACAACCCAAATTTTAGAACACACATGTATAATATACACCAACAATACATGAATGAATTGAGACATAAAAAGGGGTATGTAAATAAAAGTTATGTTATTACCTATGTGAACAATCTAGACGTCCCGCTATTAATGTATACGCTAAATTGGGACTACAGAAATACGATTTATGACGATAAAAAAAATAAGAGTATTGTGTTACTGTGAACAACTGTATTGGCAGAAAAATAGGCGAAAATAAACAGAAAATAAGTAAAATAGAAAATTATTTAATAGTTAAATTAATTATTCAATAATTTTATATAATAATTTTGGAAAGGTGTAATATAATATAATTTTTATTATTCTAATTTTTCAAATTCTTTTTGTACCTTGTTGAAGAATATCTTTGCCTCATCTACCGCTACTTTTAGATTTCCCTTTACGTACGATTTATCTACAACATCTTTATAAGCAACCCTTATTATACTAGATGTATTGTGTGGATGTACTTTACTGAATCCACAAAAGGTTAAAATACCTGGTTCATAAAATTTCACATGAAGTAGGTATTCAATTACTTTCCCAATCGTATAATCCTCATTTTCCAAAGTAATATCAAAACAGTTATTCATAGTATTATTCGATTTTTCAATCTCCACTTTGTCTTCTTCAATAAGCTTATCTAGGTCATCTAATCTTTTTATCAAAACTTGTGTACTCTTATTCAATATTTCACGATTAGTATAAACACCTACTGTTTCAACAATAAAATCAAAACTGTTTATTACTGTATATCTTGCACCCTCAAGTAGCTTCCAATTTTTTTTTTCAAGTGTTATCTCGGTCTTATCTTTTCCTTCATCCTTCCATTTTTGTGCAAGTTTTTCCAATTCTTGGTCTCGTGTAGCTTCATCCACAGTACATCCATATGAAGACGTAGATACAACATTAAACATACCATCTTCTTTAGCGGTTCCTATTGAGAAACCAGCCGTTAAATGTATCTTTTCCCCAGGAATGTCTTGTGATAATGTCGGTTTTAATCTTACAAAGTCGATGTAATCACCTGTTAATTCATTTTTAGGAAAAATCGATGATGTGTCTATTTTAGTTGCCCCTCCTTTTTCGCCCTTTTCATTAATATTGGTTTTATCAATTATTTTAAAGTGTTCACTCGTAACTGTCATCATAGTATCTGTATTATTATACACGTTCAATTCCATTACATAATTATCATATGGAAACGATTCGTAATCATTAATATGAATTGGTATACAACTTAGACGCTGTTTTATCAATTCATTATTCAAATTCGAAGTGTTTTCATGAATTATCGTTTTACTTTCATCATTCGGAGTTGTTTTGAATACAACTTGAGGAATGTCTGATAATATAGTGCGCCTTATAGCATTAGCCAAACTTACGTTGCATCCAGTAAGGGTGAATTGTAGCTTGTTGTTCTTGTTATTGTTTAGTTTTACTTTAGGATCCATAGTATATTTGTTATATTAATCATATATTTAAATATAAATAAATCATTTTTATTTTTAAATGAGTTAAAAATAAGAATTAATTAATTAACTATAATTTAATGACATCTATTCTGTATTATAGCAATTATTGCCAGCATTCCAAAAGTTTATTAGAACATTTGTCAAAAAATAAGGTTTCACAAAATGACATTCATTTTATTTGCATAGATAGAAGAGAACAAGACGCGAATGGAAAGATTTTTATAGTACTAGATAATGGACAAAAAATTGTTATGCCTGAAAATGTTTCTCGGGTTCCAGCGCTGTTACTTTTAAATCAAGGATATAATGTACTTTACGGTAATGCAATCCAAGAATACTTAAAACCGCCACAACAAGTAGCAAAAGCTCGGGCTACGCGGAATAATATGGAACCCACCGCATTTTCATTTGGTTCAGGTGGTTTTGGCGATATTGTCTCTGACAGCTACAGTTTTTTAGACCAAGGATCAGAAGAGTTAGAGGCAAAAGGAAATGGAGGTATGCGTCAAATGCACAATTATGTTGATTTAAATTCCAGTGGTAATATACAAACACCCGAAGACGATTATAATTACAAAGATAATAAAATATCTGAGGACCTTACAGTTGAGAAATTGCAAGAACAAAGAAATAGTGATTTGCAAAATATTGCAGGCAATTCTAGACCACCAATCATATAAATAATAATAATAATAATAATAATAATAATAATAAATGTGTAATATTATATAAATAATTAACAAGATTAGTTATATAATGGGGAAAACCAAAGGTAAAGGTAATAAAAATGCAAAAAAAACAACATCTCCACCATCAAAACAACAATCATCGGTTGCAAAAAATGACACTAACACTACACAAATGCCGTTTATCAGTATTTGTACTCCTACTTTCAACAGGAGACCTTTTATTCCTTACACTATAAAGTGTTTTAATAGCCAGACATATCCCAAGGACAGAATAGAGTGGATTATTGTCGATGACGGTACAGATAAAATAGAGGATCTAGTAAAAGATATTCCGCAAGTAAAATACTTCAAGTATGACGACAAGTTATCCTTAGGAAAGAAACGCAATTTAATGCATTCTAAGTGTTCAGGAGATATTATTGTTTATATGGATGACGACGATTATTATCCACCAGAAAGGATTACTCACGCAGTAGAAGTATTACAACGAAACCCAAATGCTTTATGTGCAGGCAGTAGTATAATGCATATATACTTTAAACATATCTCAAAAATGTATCGTGTTGGTCCATACGGTGAAAAACATGCAACAGCAGCAACATTTGCCTTTAGAAAAAAACTATTGGAAATTACTTCTTACGACGAATCAGCGTGTCTTGCAGAGGAGAGACATTTTTTGAAAGAATACACAATTCCCTTTGCACAGTTAGATACCATGAAAACAATATTGGTTTTTTCACATGATCATAATTCATTCGATAAAAAACGATTACTGAATCAAGGACCAAATAATCCTTATTTGAACGAGTCGAAATTAAACCCCAAACATTTTATTAACGATGATGATGTATTGCAGTTTTTTATGACAGATATAGACCAGTTATTGAAAAACTATGAACCAGGACATCCAAAGAACAAGCACGATGTTGTAAAACAAACACAAGAGATTGAAGAACGCAGACGTAAGATGATGATTGAACAACAACAAAATCATATGACCAATAAAATAAATTACATT